TGGTGTCATCAGAAAGCAAAAACCCGCCTCAGTGGGCGGGTCCTCAAAAGGGGTGGTAACTTGTGAATGCGGTGGTAACCGTGGTGGTAACCGGTAACCTGGTTTCAGGTCGGCACGCTAGCGAAATGCCGCGCTCGCGCCTCCCGCATTGGATTTTTGCGAGGAAGGACCCCTTTTGCCTGGGCCATCCCTCTCGGTCACGCATCTTTCGCGACCATAGCCGTCACTGTATGCTCAATCGACTGGTTTTGTTGCATCAGCAAAAACCGCTCTGTGCCTTGGGTCACCGCGCAAGGCAGCCCATCCGCGCCAAATCACGTCAAATTCCTACGCGATCACGCCCGCATTAAGCTGGTCGGCCACCGTCTGAAGTGCCCGCTGCCACCGCCGCCATGCAGTCGTTCGATCGCAGGCAAACCGCGTCGAGATGTCGCGCCAGCCATATCGCCTGGCGCGCATCCAGATCAGGTGCCGCTCTTCGACCTCCAACCAGAGCACCCAGCGCATCGTCTCCAGCATCTGCTCCACCGCCTCGGGGCTTGGAGGGAAGGGTCGATAGACCTGCTCGTCGGCTGAGAAGAGTTCCCATTGCTGACGAACGATCTGTGGCCAGGTGTTGAAGTAGCCTTGCACGCGAACGGGCGGCAGACGTCGTCCGGTGGTCGCGGCATCCTCGAAGCGTGCTGCCACGTCCTCGATGCTCCAGAGGGTGGCGGTCCTAGTCACGGTGACGTCCTCCCGCTCCGTATAGGCGCTCACCGATGCGGCGCACGAGCTCACGCTCGACGAAGTCCAGGCGCTCGTCGAACTCGTTGATCACGAGGATGTGTTGATCGCGCCAACCCTGCTGCTTAACGGCTTCGAGGTCGGTGGGCTCGGGCTGCAGACGTCCGAGTGGGCAACGGTAGGAAGGGGGGTGCAGCTTCATCTCACACCTCCTGCGTCTCGATCGCCCAATGCAGGATGGCCAGCGCATCGGCTTCGTTGTCGTCACCAGGACGGTGGCCGCGTTGAGTGACCGACGCGATCATCTCCTCCTTGCCTGCGTTGCCTTTGCCGGTCGCGTGCTTCTTGATCGTCCCCACGGGCACGCCCTGGTATGGGATCCCGTGGTGCTCGCACCAAGCCGTGAGGTGGCCGATAAAGCCGCCATAGGCGTGCGCGGCGTCCACTCCAGCGTGGCGACGGACTTCCTCGAAGTACACCGCATTGATGTGGTCAGAGGCAGTGAGCATTTCAGCCAGCCAGCGCTTAAAGCGCAGGAAGCGCATTCCGCCACCTTCAAAGCGCTGCGGCTTGAATTGCTCGGTGCCACTCGTGATCGTCCCGTCTGTGTCCAGCAACGCCCAGCCAGTACGGGTGCCCAGATCGAGGGCCAGAATCGTCGTATTCATCTCTTGCTCCATTTTTGTGGCCAGTGACGGATCTGACGGGTTTGCCGGATATCTCCTTATCATGTGCGTACGCGCACGCGTAAGGGGTTAATCAGTAGACCTGTCAAATCCGTCACTCGACCCCGGATCAGTCGTCTCGGTAGGGATAGCCGCCCCCGTAAGGCTTCGGACGCAGGCTGATACCCGCCAGCGCCCGCGCACCTCTGGTCAAACGGCACTTGTCGAATTTGCGAGTGGCCATGAGTTCGGCGAAACGCTTGACCGAACCGACGTACTCGCCTGCCCGTTCCGCCCACTCGCGCCAGTCGGTGAACAGCTCGGATACGCCTTCGCGGTGGCTCTTGGAGAGGAGGCAGCGCTCCTCGATCCACTGACCCAGTGCGTCCTCGGCCTCGAAGTACTCCTCTGTGGCCGACACGACACACGCTGGTGGGCGCAAGCCGTCGCGCTGCCAGGCCAGGCAACCATCGACCGCCCACGCCAGGATCCCGTCGCGCTCGGCCAGCAACCGTTCGGTGAGTTGTCCATCGCGCTTCTCGGGCGGCACCGTTACCGTGAACGGAATCAGATGCAGACGCCGTTTCATGGCTTCGTCGACGTTGCGGATTGAGGGCTTGTGGTTGCCGGCTATCACCAACTTGAATTGCGGGATGTACTCGAAAAAGTCTTGGCGCATGAAACGCGCCGAGACCTTGTCGCCACCGGTGATGGCTTTGACCTTGGACTCGTTCCAGCGCCGACCCTGTTCCGTTTCGATGGAGGCCACGAACCGCGCACCCCGCAGGCCCGCGAGGTCGGTGGGATGTCGGTCGCCCCGCGCCTCCATGAAAGTGTCCATCGGAGCGCTGGTGGCGTAGTCGCCAAGGATCGTGGCCAACGTGTTCACGAACACCGACTTGCCGTTGGCACCGGTGCCGTACAGAAAGAACAGCGCATGAGCACTGGTCGCACCAGTCAGGCAGTAGCCAACCATGCGCTGCAGGTAGACCTGCAAATCCTTATCGCCACCGGTCACGTCATCCAGGAACGAGCGCCAGCGCGGGCAGTCTCCACGGGGCGTGGCTGTCGCCAATTTGGTCATCCTGTCAGCGCGATCGTGAGCACGCAGACGCCCTGTGCGGAGATCGACCACACCACCTGGGGCGTTCAGGGCGAAGAGGTCCGAATCCCACTCGTCTGAGATTGAAGAGTGCCGACGGTCGGAGCGCGCCAACCGATCCACGCCACCGACGGTTCCGCTCGCCAAGAGCTTCGCTGCCAGTCGATGCGAGTCGACCTTAAGCGCAGCCTCCCGACAAATCGATCGGATCAGGTGGTGCGAGAGCAGTGTCTCATCGGGCTGCCAGCGGCTGCCGGTCCACACCAGCCACTTGCCCCACGCCGCGCAGTAACGCCAGTCGTCGGCGTAGCGGGAAGTGAAGTCCAACGCTAGGGCATCGTCCGTCGCCCACACCGTGGCTTCCTGCGTCCGCGCGGTGTTCAGCGGCTTGATGCACATGCGCGGCCCAGAGGTGATGAACCCCTGGATGTCGAATCCCTCGCCAATGGCATCGGCAGCGTCCCAGCCGTCCGGCTTGTCGTCTGGTGGGAGCAGCACATCGCAGGACGCAGCGCCCACGGTCAGGAGCGCCTGTGCCGCCGACATGGCGTACTCCCAGCCCGGCTTGTCCCGGTCGGGCCAAACCAAGACGGCCTTGCCTTGAAGCGGTGTCCAGTCGGTCTTGTCCACGGGTGCATTGGCACCATGCATCGCTGTAGTCGCCACGATGCCCACACCGATCAGGGCCTGCGCGCATTTCTCCCCTTCGGTCAGGACGACCGTCTCGGCCGCCACCAGTCCGGGCTGGTTGAACAGGGGCCGGGGCTCGGGCGGTGCCATCTTGCGGCGCTTGGCATCCCATGGGCGGAACTCCTTCTTCCGTCCGGGCGGGTCGTACCGGTAGACGACCGCAATCAGCTGCCCGGTGACATCGAGGTAGTCCCACTTGGCCGTGGCCGGACCGAGGTCATCGATCGGAGCCTCCTTCTTGGCCTTGCGCGTCGGCGTGGCCGCAGCACGACCAACCAGATCGCCGGCGTACTGCAGAACCTTCGGGAAGTCCAGCGTCACGGTCACGCCGAGATAGGCCGCCAGCAGGTCGAAAATGTCTCCGCCATCGCCCGTGGCACGGTCGGCCCAGAGTCCCGCCTTCTCGCCATAGAGCACGACCTCGAGGCTGTCGCCGGGGCTGCCCAGAACGTCGCCGATCAGGAACTTGCCCCGACGCTTCTTGCCTGCGGGGAACAGGGTGAAGAGCACGGACTCCAGTCGCGCCAGCAGATCGGCACGCACGGCATCGCGCTGTGCGCTGGGATCGATGGTTGCGTCAGTACCGTCGTCGTTGAAATCAAGCATCGACGACCTCCCTGCTGGCGGTCGTGGCCACTGCCTGCAGAGACTCCATCCATACCATCAGCTCGCCCAGCTTGAAGCGCACCAGCTTGCCCACCCGGTAGTGCGGGACCTGGAGACGGACGCGCTCCTTGGGATGGGTGAGCAGGTACATCTGCAGGTTCAAGCAATGCGCTGCCTCACGCGCATCGACCAAACGCTCTCGCAGGACATCATTCACAGTGCATTTCGTCATGCTGCGGCCCTCCAGCACCGGTCCTGCCAGGCGCACATGCGGCACTCGAAGTGCGTGGGGTCGTGGAATCCACGCGCCAACAACTCACCAGCTTCGGTTGCAGAAATCACCCGTAAACCGCGATCGGACATGCGCTGCGCCAGCGCCGCATCGAAAGGAACCAACTCGGTGTAGATCTCCATCGTGTCAGCGTTGACCGCCGTAAAGATCGCCGGGTTTTCGTGCAATTGCAGGTAGGCCTGATAAAGCACGACTTGCGCGTGGTAGATCGGCTTGGATACGGCCAGTCGGTTTTTTTCCAAGTCGCGCCAGGACTTCGATCCCAGGCACTTGTTTTCCCACAGTGCCGGGTATACGAAGCCCTCAGGACCACCGACGATCACGCCGTCGATGTGGCCCTGCAGACGACCGTCAACAGCGGAAAAACCAAACTGATCACCGTCGACATTGCGCGTGCGCAGGTCAAAGCCTGCGGCCCGCAGCCACGTGACCATGCAATCTTCCATCACATGGCCACGCGCGAAGATGCGCAGGATGCGTCCCTCGGTTTCGCGGCCCGGATCGACCGGTGCTTGGGCGAACTCGTACTGCAGCGCACGCTCGCAGGCCTCTCCCAGACGCGAGGCCCCGAGATACTGACGAGGCGTCTGTGTCGAACGCGTCTTCTGAAGACCAGCATCCACCAGCGCGGAGACTTGGCCGGAGACGCTCGAAGAGGAGTTGAAGTCGATCATGGCTTCGCTCCCTTCGGATCTTCCCACGGCAAGTCATCCTCCAGATCGGCGAACGGGTTGGCCATGGGGTCGGGCGTGGGCGCCACGCCCCGCACGGGCGGGAACTTGGTTTCCTCGTGGTGTTTAACCATCGCATCGGTGTAGCAGGTGACGATCGCGTCAATGACCTGGAAGGCCTCCGCTTCGGAGTAGCTACCCAGAGGCTTGTCGAAACCGATCTCGCCCGCTGCCTCGCCGAAGGACTTGAGGCATTTGCGCATCGCTGCGCGTTCAACATCAGAGGGATCGATCACTTTGACCT